AGTATGAGCATTTGGATCCCATCTAACCAGGATTCGACCTTTGTGAAAATCACTTTTTACGATTTGAAATCGAAATTTTAGTGAACCCTGCCAATAGCTGAAGACCGTAGACATGTGAGCCAAAGGAGTCATATGGATTTCACTATTGACGTTATCCAATTGCATAGGGCACACACGAGTATTCCAAAGTAATGTATCTGGTGATAAGTTAGGTTCCCAATCAAATTGTGTCAAATAAGATTCTCTCGTACAATAATCGAGAATTCCCATCTCATCAGTTCCATCTAATCCCACAGTTCTAGAATCAACTGTCAATTCAGCTTTACTGTCCATAGTCAATTTGACGGCAGCATCTGCAGCATCTGTGTTAGCTAAATTTCCAGTAGGGGAAGGTTTCGTCAATACTACATCTGAAACTATGTTTGGTCGGGAATAACCAAATAATGAAGCAATGCGACCTGATGCATTGGCCCCTATTTGAGTGGCTGTCATATATGGACCAATGATTGGTAGATGAGTCAAAGCTCCCGCTGCCTTTGCAACAGCAGTCGCAGGTTTAGAGATAATGCCTTGTCCATATTCATCTTTAACATTTATAGTATTTGCTTCATCTGAGGAAGAGCGACGTCCACCACGACGACCATTCTGAGATGTCAAAACTGGAGGGTCAGAACTAGTTGGTGCAGTAAGGACTATATCTTCAGCCCAAATATAAGTAGTGATAGTAATTGGATCATCACCGCCATTTGCATGAAGCAAGTTACCAAAAGACGAGATGACAATCTCACCCATGTCATACCAATCCGCGCTTGAAATACTCATGTAATTCTTCGGAAAGAAAAAAGGCAGATCCAATTGCCCTCCTGTGTTCTTAGTTGGATTAAGAAATATATGCGGTTTCTGAGAGGCTTGAATCAAATCCTGAGATATAAAATTTCTGGTTGTAGTTACAAAATCACCTCCATTGTAAGGATTATATGCAGCTATGGCTCGACCATAATGAAATTTAGTACCAGAAATGACAAATTTAACATGTAATTTCATGCGGAGTAATTCATAATTTTTGATCTTATCTCTGACAAATGTATTCTCACAAAAGGATCTCCAAGGGTTGAATTTATAGAAAAATGGTGTACCGACTGTCCACGTTTGTGCTGATTGCCTAATAGGGCGTTCCAAAAAATTTCCTAGTGCACTATTTCCATTGTTTGCTAAATCCATTGTTGAATCATATCCACCGACTTTACTAGTAGTCCATCCAGCATCTTGATCTGCAAAAGCAGTAATTTGTTGGTCGGATACTGTAGCCATCTCTTCTTCTTTCAATCCAGGAGAGGGTTGGGAATCTGATACAACTCCAGATTGAGAGAAATATATTTTTGCTTCCAAATAATGAATACGCTTTTCTAGCTGACATACATGTCGATACTTCTTATCTAATTTTTGTCTTAAAGCTTTATTTCGTTTTAGTAATGAATTTTTGTAATTATTAGTGTTGTTATTTAATATGAGGTTGTCTTCCTCTTCTTTAATTGTATGAATTGTAATAGTAATGTAATTTATGAATATTATGTGCGACACATTAATCGACAACATAACAGTGCTATTTTGATGGAAG